ACCAACTATTATGGCCGCAATGAGAAAAGCGCCTACTATAAGGGGTGGGCAATATCATTTTGACTTACCTGCAGCGCTTACAAAATCAGTAGATGCTATTATCATGCGAGCGCAAGCCTCTCAAGCAACTCACACTCAGAAGGGTGACATATACCACACATCACAACATTCATTTGAGCGTTCAAGTAATGGTGGAAATCCTGTTATTGTACTTACAACTGCTGAACACAATACGACAGGAAAGAACCTAGAGGCTGTGTTCCAAGAAGGCACTACAGTTAATAATATGAACATTAGGCTATCAAGATCTCCAACCCATGAGAATGGTTGGGTTATTGAATCTGTAGATGGCAAGGTATCTGAACAAGGAATGATGCATGTTGTAGAGCATTTCATAGCAAGGGATTACAATATTGTTGATAGCAAAATAACTCTTCCAAGTAAATTGCAGGAGATTGTTGATAAAGCAACTCAGAAGCGAGATGCTACAAACGAGGGAAAGCCTGAAGAAATAAAAGGTTGGTCTCATGATGATGCTAATTTATTGATCATAGATAAAGTTATTAAGGACACGACAGAAGCGGCTGACATGCTAGGTGGTGGAAAGGTTGCTGCCGATTTTGTTAGAGATACTCTTGAAGGTATAAAAGGCGAAGTGCTTAGTAGAACTGAAATCGAATACTCTCAACAAAGATTACAGGAATTGGTGGACGTAAAAGAAATGGAGATATTGCGCCAACAATCTGAGTATGAAAGAACACAAAATGGTGGTTGGCACACTACAGAATTTCTAATAAAGTCGGGCGAAGTGAAATTAACAGGTGAACATGAGTTTTCTCCGATAAAAGATGTCAAGATGCCAACTCGTGAAGAGATTCTGAAGAATGGTGAAGGTTGGGCAATCGTTACACACAGTTCCTCACGAGCGGATCTGAATAGATTTAATAACAAGACTGATGCTCTAATACGAGTAGGTAGCGATGCGCAGGCTGTAGTACGACCTAATAAGGGATTTATTTACCGTGTATTAGCAAGAATAGACAATCCACTCATGATTGCAGAAGCACAAGGTAAGAGCGAATCTATTGCAATTGAGCAAATCACAACTGCCCTAAGAAGAAACATGCAGAAAAATTCTGATATTTTAGAGAGGTTCAACTACAGGATTAATAAATCACCGAATAAGGAACAAGTTTTAAAAACATTCGCTAAAGAACTAGGGTTTGATGCTATATATTTTGAGAAAGGTGGGATAGTAGAATCCTCTATTCTGTTAAATCCAAAGAATACCAAAATACTAGGTGTTTCAAAGAGAGAGTTTGATGCTAATGGTGAGATAAAACTAAACTTCACAGACAAACTAGGTGATCATAAGGCATTAGATCTTGCATCCACAGCATCATTTAACATGGGACTGATGAGAGAAAGTTCTCGATACCATAAAATGTTTGATCTACCTGAGATTGTAAACCTTCTATTTGAAGTTATGGGTGGGAAGCACGCTGAAGTCACAACGAAACTCGGTGAAGGGACTAGAGGCATGGCTATTGTTCGAGAAGGAACTGAACTTAATGCTGCAGTCAAACTAAATGCAGAACTGTTTAGAGATCCTGAACAAGCAAAGGCAACAATTGCACACGAACTTGGCCATATTGTAGATTACATATCTAAAGTAGGCGAGCATACAATGGCACGCGGAGACATTATAGGACGTATTGCTAGTTTAAAAGGGCATTTAGGAAAATATTATCAAGGCACGCCAAATGGACAAAAACCATTAACCAAGGGTGAGATTAAAGATCTAAAAAAAGAGGCTACAAGGCTTGTTAAAGAGTTGTCAGAAGAGATTTCAGCAATCCCTGCAGTAAAAGAATTAGGCATAACTCCACAGCAAATCAAAGACATCTTTACAGGGGTGATGAAACGCGCAGAAGTAGATCCAAATGTATATTCTGTAATACAATCAGCATCACGTAAATTAAAAAGGGAAATTACAAAGGCTGCAATGCGTGGTCAAATTCACCCTGACATCATGAAAGTTTTAGATCGCGGTAAAGAGACTAATGCATTACCAAAAGATTTAAAACAACAAATTGCTACTAAGTTCAAGGAAATGTTTGAGGCCGAAGTAAGCAAAAGAAAACTACTTAATCGAGACTTGATACATGAAGAAATGTACCAAGGATCGAAAGAGTGGAGGCCATACGATGAAGCGCAAGCAACAACTACCTATGTTAAGTATAGAAGAAGTTCGCCTGAAATCTTTGCTGACTTTATTAGTGCATTAATAGTACACCCTACATGGGTCAAAATGAAAATGCCAACGGCTTACGAAGGTTTCATGAACTTCTTGCATGAAGGACATCCAAAGTTCCGTGATAATTGGTACGCTATCCAAGACGTTATAAATACGCCAAATGGCGCAAACAAAGCACTAGCACAGAGGCTACTGAGGTGGATGCGTGACGGAGATATGAAACGTGTTGAAGCACTAGAGGCGCAAGCAGGAAAACATGATGGCGTAAATAGTGCTAAATTTAACTTCTATGATAAATATTTTGCAATCATTAGAGATACGAATACGTTAAGCGATCTAAAGAATTTTAACTTAAAAGACAAAGACAATCCTGAGTTCGCAATTGAGGATTACATATATTCAAAAAATACAGCGGAAGGTTACATAAGTCACTTAGAGTTTAACGTCAGGGAGTTGGCGCGTAAACAACAAATACCTGAAGATATGGTTAATTTATATCTATTAACGAATCGTATTGCTTTGGGTGATCGTTCAAAAATTGCAAATCCTGAAGGAACAACACCTGCAAGAGCAAGACAACTAATGGCAGAAATTGAAGTTAAATATCCCAACATTAGAGAGATTGTGGATAACTTGTGGCTAGTAAGAGAGCAGTGGTTTATTAACGAAGTGAAGAAATCAGATATGTTCGGCGCTGAACTTAAAGAAAAGATTATCGGCAACAAGAATTATGTAACGTTTAATGTTGTTGAACACATGAACAAATCATTCGGAAATGGAATGGGGTCAAAACTGATCGGACAAATTGGTACTGTAAAAGGTGTTGAGAGTCCACTAACGGCAACAGTATTTAGCGACTTACAACTTATTAGTGCTATGGCTAGGAACAGAGCCATCGATAAAACAATGCAAATGTATGAGAAGGCTAAAGAGTCAGGACTAGAAGATATGTTTGACTTTATGAAGGCTGAGTATGAAACTGTTATGCAAAATGGATTCGCTGTAGAGCGCCCCGTTGAGCCAAGAGGTGAAAAGTATGACGGTAAAGATTTAGAATTAATGACTGTTATGCGTAAAGGAAAGTTGCACGGGTTCTATGTAAACAAATGGGTGGCAAAAGGATTTAAGCGCAACGAGTTAGATTCTTACCAAAGTTGGTATAGATTCAGTCAAATGAATGCTTGGTTTAGGAACACGTACACTGTAATGAACCCTGCGTTCATGCTGTTCAATTGGGTTCGTGATACTCAAAGAACAATTCGTAACCTTCCTAAAGTTAGTAATTGGGATAACATTGCAATCTTAAAGACATTGCGATATGCACCACATTGGGCAAAAGGTATGAAAGACGGTTGGCATCGATTTTCAAATGTTCCAAGCAAGGTTATGGATAACATGAGAATGGATAAGTCATTGATCTCTATAGCAGAACCTTACGGTGAGACTACGGACATGATGGGACTTGAAAGACAAATCGTGCAGTTCCACCAATCCAAAGAAGCGTGGGCGAAGAAAGTAGAACATCCGGTCAATATGTTCTTGGACTTTATTCGAGTTGGCGGACAGTTAATTGAAACACAAAATAAAGCGGGCGCACATAGATACTTGGATAAATACTTTCCTGATATGTCACCACAACAACGCGCTCACTTCATTAGAACACAAGCAGGCTCACCTGCATTCTTGAGAAAGGGTGACAGTTTCCTTGCATACAACAATATTTTCATGTTCTCTAATGCAATGAAAGAAGGTTGGCGTGGTGATTACGAGTCATTTAGAAAAGAACCAACTACAGGTAAGAAGTCTAAGTGGCGTTCATCAGAATATGCATTTAACATAATTCAATCTAATTTAGTGCCGAAGATGCTGATGTTCGCTGCAGCACAAGGTTGGATGGGTAATACAGAAGAGCAGAAAGCCAAGAACGCCACAATCATGAACATGACTTCAAACTATGTGA